GCCCCTCAACCTCAACGGTCAGCGGTGGGACATCCCGATCCTCGTAGCCTTCAACATTTGCCACCAGCCAGCTGCGAATACTGGTTACACCATGCTCATGCGTTTCGAGTGGTTCACCGGGAAGCCGGGACGGGTAAAAACGAATGGTCATTGCCAGAACTCCACTTTGACAAATCGCCGCTTAAACCGCGGCAACGGCAGAAAGGTGACGTTCGTTCCCGGATTGCATTCCGCCACATGCAGCAGACCACCGATACTTACCACGATCCCTACGTGGGTGACAGTCGACCCGGAATAACAGGCCACCCCGGCCCCTTCGCAGGGTTCGCAGCGCTCAAGGGTAAGCATCATCCGGCGCGCTTCCCGGTCGAGGCCGCCGTCGTCTTTGGTTACCCCGGCAAAATCGGGCCAGACGGGTAAATTCAGATCGCGGCGTATCTCGTTCACAATGCCGAAGCAGTCAAGTAGCGGGTAGGTTCTACCGCCCTTCTGCCATTTAACAGAACGGTATTTATCAGGGTTGAACATTGGGATTCCTTAGCTGATATAACGCAGTCCTGGGAAGACAGGGAGCGTGTAGCGGTAACGTGGCCAGGCTGTATCAAGGATATTCATATAACCCGCGGTAATCTGCGCCTCTGTCGCCGTCCAGTAACCAGACTTGATTTTCAGCGTATACGGCACTTCCGCAGGGGCCGCTAAATCCGTGGAAATATAACGCCGGTACGTCAGCAATGCAGACAGACGGTTAGCCAGCGCATTGCGGATCGCCGTGGACACAACACCATCGATATTGCACAAGGCAAATTTGAGGTCCTGCGTGCCGTCCGCATTGCGCGCCGGCAGCGCAATGTCTATCGCACAGGCGGTAAACGTTACGGTATCGCCGTTCTCCGTCGTTGCCGTGATGTTCTCGTAACCCTGGCACAGATAATGGACGTCAGAACCAATGGTGATCTGCAGCGTTTCAATGATCACCTCCGGCCCGCTGCTGGCGTAGAGGCGTTTAATCTGCGTCATGCTTCGGCCACTCCTTATTCAGCGCAATATCCAGCAACGAACTTCCGACGATCCATTCCGGGTAATGCCCCCATCCAGACGGTGGCAATGGGCGCTCCCAGAGTTCTACTGGCGCGGTATATCTCCAGTAAAATCCGCCTTCTGGCGTAGGGCCTTTATAAATATCCGTGAAACGACACACGTAATTTTTCAGCCCTACAGGCGTTAATAACGGTATGTTGAACCACGCCGCCCCATCTGATAACTCATCCCGAAACCACGCCTCAAAAGCCTGCGCCTGGGCATCAGAAAAAATCCAGGCCAGATCTGTTTGGGTTGGTGTCGAGGTGTAGGCACGCCGCTGCCGTGCCCGGCCAGTTACCATCTGAGTCCGTTTCAGAGGAGATACAGGAGTTAAACCAAAACTCTCTTTAAGCGGTCCAGGCAGGTAAGCGGAGGGGTAGTAAAGCGTTGTGGTGATAGCCATTAGCTAATTTTCCTCCCCGAGGTAGTTTTCCCCATCAAGGCCTTATGCAAATCACCCTGACCGCTTGCGACTGAATTAACCGCCTTCCGGTATCCCCTTTCTGCCCCCTCATCTGCAGCTTTACGGACCAGCGCCAAAGTTGCATCGGAAGGGTTACCATTGATGGGGATATTGATTGTGGGCGAATAAATCGCGCCGCCGCCTGTTGACTGGTTTGCAACTCGATCCAGAGTGGCGTCAAGTTTGGCGCTGGTTTTAGCTGTCGTAACGCGCTCACCTTTCTGCAGGAGCCAGGTTCCAGTTTCGGGTACAGAGTCGATACCGTCGTGAGCCTGTCCATGAAGTGCCGATCCGATAGCAGTCATGAACACGCCAGCTGCTGCAGCTGCTGCAATTGCTTGAGCCGGAGCCACCGCCGGGCCAACGTAAGGAACACCTATCCATTGCGTGAAGGCATTAAGTGCCGCCATTGCTACCTGAGCAGCGGCATATTGCAGCATTGCCGCACCTACAGACTGTATAAAGGTCGCTGCAAAATCTTGAGCGTTCAACTTTCCAGTTTCTGCCCAAGCTATAATCATGTCGGTCATGCTGCTGAATGTTTGCGCCCCAACCTGCTGCATTGTGGAGTACAAATCCATCGCAGCAGTAGCCTGTGTAGCAAAACCAGAAATTAACCCAGCACTGTAATCATTCTGTAATTCATCCTGTTGTTTATAATAATCATTTTGAATTTCTAGCCTCTTATTCAGTGCATCCTGCAAAGCTTCAGTTTCAGCGTCATAAAGACTTTTAGAAATATCTCCGGATTGGTATTGCTTTAATAAATCATCGCGACTCCCCTCATATTCCTGCTGAATACTGTTGCGTTCTTGCATCCGGCTACGCTCTCGATCGCCAGAATAACGCCCAATAAATTCACTATCATATCCCTGCTTAATTAATTTATTCTGTCTTTCAAGGCCTGATACGTACTCAGCTACTTTCGCGTTTTCCTGATTAAGGCGTAACTCTTCCTTCTTGGAATCAAGGATTTTAGCCGCAGTTCGAAGTTGTTCCTTCTGCCCTTCTGATAATTTTTTCAGGTTTCCGCTGGTTATATCAAAATTAATCTTCTCCAGTTCGGTTACTTCTGCAGTTTTTTTACCTGTTGTTTCAATTAGGGCGGCCTGCTTTTGTAAATCAAGCAGTCTATTTTTGAAAGCATTGTCAGTAGGATTGCTTTTTGGTTTTGTTTTTGGCTGGTTCTGGTTAGACTCCCCTTTGCCCAACGAAAAATCATTATCTTTAGAAGTGTCAATGCCAAGATCAGAAAGTAGAGATGTGAGCCCTTTCGCTCCTCTATCTACCTGCTCCGGAGTCATGCTTGACTTTATCGCGCGAAGAAATTGAAGACGTTTAGTTAAAAATTCTAATTCGTCTTTTTGTTCCTTACTTTGATTCCATCGTTTGTTAAGGAATTCAATGCGCTGTGCAATATCACTTTCATCAGCAGCGTTATAATTACCAGATACAGCACCGATACGAGAGCGGGTATAAGTTGCAATGGCCCCCAGGCCACCAGCAATACGCCCCACAACCCCGGCAAGGCTTATGGCTTCACCAACCAGGTCTGATAGCCCCTGAAGAACAGCAGGATCGGTGAAGACGTCACGAATGTCATCAAGCCCATCCTGCAATGGTGTAAGGTCAACCTTAGCCAGCCCCGAAGCAATTTCCATTTTAAGACCGCGGGCGCTAGTCTCTATATCCTGAAAGAACTGATTAACCTTAACAAGGTTATCAATATCTTCTTGCGGTGGTGCGACACCAAAATCTTTTGATAGCTGGATAAACTGTTTCAGCTTTTCGTTGTTGTTATCGAACAACGGCAGCATTTTTGACAGATCATTACCCAGACTTTCGAGAATATTTGTTTTCCCGGCCTGAGTGGGGATTTTCTGTAATGCTTCACTGATTGCCATCAGCTGCTTATCTGGGGATTGTTGAGCCAGCTTCTGAGCTGAAAGACCCAAAGTATCCAGCGCCTGAGCAGCCTCACCTGATTTATTCAGGACCGCATCGCCGACCTTATCATTAATGTCTTTGAAAATATCGGCTATGTTGTCACCAGTTAAACCGGCTTGTTCAGCAGCATATTGCCAGGATAACAAATCCTGGGTGGACATTTTAAGAGATTTTGCCCAGCGGTCTGCCTCTGTTACCTGCTGTGCTGTATTTTTGACAATGGCTAAACCAGCAGCACCAATACCAACAGCTGCGGTAGCCGCTGCAGCCCCCACAGCAATGATTGAAGAACTTACCTCTTTAGCGTCTTTTTTTACCTGGTCGCGCCACTTCTGAGAAGATCTTTCGGCTTTATCCATGCCCTGAACAAATCCACCTACTTTAGCGATCAGGTCGATTGTTAACGTACCGAGGGACTTGCCAGCCATTTAATTTTCTCCAGGCAACAAAAAACCCCGCCGAAGCGAGGTTTTGGTTTGTTTATATATTGGTTAAAATTATTTAACTTTTCCCGTATAGCCCGCATTCACCTGAGCATCAGCGGAGTCTATTTTCCCATGGGAGTAAAAAATAGTATGTGCTTCAGCACCTGTATATCCACCATAGGAGTTTTTAGCATTAATGGTTATCGGAATAAGCCATCCATATCGCATAGCCCCACCTGATTCAGCTAAAATGCCATCCTTAAACCATGCTTTCTCTGGTGTACCAAAAGTATAATGAGCAGAATATGGGTCTTTTAACATCCTTCCCCACCAATCCTTTATCTGCTGCTGATAGTTATCCGGTAACACCCCATAATCAGCCGAATGCAACTGAACTTGGCTAGGTGGATTTGCTGCGCACGCAGTTAACAATAATGCAAATAACATAATCGCTATTTTCTTCATATCCCTATCCCAGTGGTTATTGTGGTACTGATGATAGTGATCACTGCAGCGATTTAAAAGTCATCAATGCCAACTTTTCATAGCTTCTTCCAGAGATAATGGCGCTTCGTTGATGTGCGGTGCAAAGTCACTTACCTTGAACGGCGGCGTGTTCTTTGCCTTATTGATGTTAGCCAGGACAGAAGCCACCAGCGAAGCCCCCCACTCGGTTCGCATCATAACGTTAAGCTGACCATACTTATTACGGTACTTTACCCACACCTGAAACTCACGAAGGCTCATTCGCTCTTGAGCCTCCGCAATGGTCCGCCCGCCGATGCCGTTCATGACTAACTCACACCAGAACTCGTCTTCTCCTGTGAGTTCGTAGTCTTTCCCAGATCGTTGACTTCCTGGATGACGGCCAGCAAAGCAATAACGATTGGCCCATCGAGCGCGCCACGGTCTTCAGATGCAGTTCCGAGAATGTCTGCCTCAGTAAAGATTTGCTTCCCTTCCTCATCGCAAATATGGGCAGCAATACGCCCAGCCACAGGATCAGATTTTCCGTTGTACGCCAGCAGTTCAGCTTTAGTGGTGTGGTAGCCCATCGGGCGCACATAGACGGTTGCGATATGCTCTTTCCCGTCACGGCCTTTCCACTTAATTTCTTTTTCCACGGGACGGCCGGTAAAAGCACCGGTTTCTTTTAACGTATCGAGAGTAAGTTGCATTTCAGCTCCTGAATAGAAAAGCCCGGATAACCGGGCATATTAATTACGCTGCGGCCTTCGGCACCCATACGGAAGAGCCAGAACGCTGGATCGTGGCGGAGGTCGTCACAACAGCGTTACCCTGAAAATCAAACGGGAAGTCAGAAACGTAACCCTGGAAAATGAACCAGGTGCGATCCGATGGCAGCACCAGGCCATCAACAGCATCCTCAGCGCCAGGAGCGGCGGCTGTCGGGACACTGGTTCCATCTGACCAGCCAACCGCAAAAGTTAACGGCGTCTGGTCATTCGCTTCAGCGAGGCCATGCAACATAATGTGGCTGGCGTTCGTCGGATCGGCGTTCAGCCCGACGGTAGCGGCCGCAGGCGTTTTAAGCCCCTTTTTGTAGGTTCTGGAATCCCGCTCACTCAGACAGGTATCTTCAATCTGATCGGCAGGGTTGCCGCCGGGGTTGAAACTGGTGATGCATTCAACCTCGCTGACCACGCCAGACTTGAGCACAAAAAACTGCGTGCCTTGCGTTAATACAGACATGTTTTGTCTCCATAAAAGAAAACCCGCACAAGGCGGGTCAGTTTGGGGTTGTTGGTTATCTGGGCGTTATCCAGTCAACATCGAAGGAATAGCGGTATCGCATTGTTTCAGGGTCGCGACTTTGTTCACCCCATCGGGTGATATAGGCCTTGCCCTCAATCGCGTCGCGTAAAGCACGGGCAACGGCGATCACGTCGGTGTCAGTATCACCATAGACATCAACCTGCAGAGAATAATGATCCGCATCTGGCCGCTGGTTTAGATAATTTTCAGGGTTGCCACCTACGTTTTGCCAGACTGCGTAGGGATAAACGATATTGTCGTCCTGCATACCGAACGGATAAAGCCGCACGGGATTAGAACCTAACAAATTCATAACTGCCTGGCTGGCTGCGCAAACTGCAAATATTGGAGCAATCATACCGGAGTTCCTTTTTTAGCCGCCCGTCGCACAGCGCGATCAATGGACTTTTCCAGCTCCGCTGCGAAAATATTAATTACGTCGGTATCAACACCATTGATCGCCGGTCGCAAAACAGGCTTTGCTGCTGCGTGCTCTGTGCCGAACTCCAGGAATCGCCAGTACCAGGTATCCCCGCCGGGATTACCTTTATCTCCGGCAGTGTTAAAACTTTTACCCGCCCTGCCTTTTCGGACATTGGCCTTAGTATTGGCGTATTGCCTGGCGCCGCCCATCACCCCGACACGAAACGTCGGATCGCCAGTTCTGCGAAACGCCTTGCTGCTGAAGCTGACCACAATATTTTTGTAGATAGCCTCTTTGGTGAGAGGATCATCTACGCGCGCGGCATTATTGCGCGCTCTGTCCCTGATGACGTTTGCCGCTTTACGCAGCGCTGCACGACCGGATTTATCGCGAGTGACCTGTGAGACGGCATCCAGTTTCCCCAGGACGGAATCGAGGCCAGTCAGGTTTACTTCTACGCCATCAGCCATCGTTAGCCCCTTCTGAACATGGCAGTGTCAGGTATTCCCTGCCGCTCCGGGGATCAGGTAAAACGCCCTCAATGTTGTAGATGCGGCCACGAAACAGGATCCGATGTTTGCGGGTGACGCCCTCACGGTAACGAATCGTTATCCGTGTGGTAACTTCGCCCTGAGAGGCCTGGGCGGCGATAAACTCACGTGCGGATAAAGGAGCGACTTCGGCCCAAAGGGTTGCGACATCGCGCCAGGTATTAATCACGGCTCCCGTTGTCGGGTTCTGTTCTTTTACCGCCTCCTGTAGGGTGATCCTGTGACGCAATTTTCCGGCCTGCATATCACCCCCTGGGTTTCCCACTCAGATAGGTTTGCTGCTCTGGCGCCTCTTCGAGATCGCCGGCAAGCGACTGGATAATCACATCGGACAGGGCGACGTTAGACTCAGCCAGGCGGTTTATCGCTTCCGTCTGCTCTCGCTGTGCTGCTGTTTGTTCTCTCAGCGCTGCTATCAGCGCGTTTACCAGTTGCTCGTTCATAGGCTATTTTCGTCCACTTTTTTAACCATTCACGCCGACGGAGACACCCTTCACAGGCCATAAATCACCTCAAAGTGGGATATATCGGTAGGGTTCAAGCAACGAAGTGAAGCCGAAGGGGATGCTCATTTTATTTACATCGGAAGCTTCTTCCCTGCTGTTGAACCAATGCCCAACAAGAAGCATCAGCGCCAGGAGGATATCGTCAGCAATTTTTAACCCGTCTGGATCGGTATCAGGCACAGAGTCTTCATGCAGTTTCCGATTAATGAAGTTCTCTGCGCGACGCCGAGCAGCTGTGAAATACAGCGTCAGCAGTTCATCTTCGGTTGCATCGTCAATATCGATCCGACACTGCGCCCGCAACATCTCAATCGTTGTGCTCATGTATTTTCCCTGGCCCGCAGCGAACTGCGGGCATAAAAAAACCGCCGGAGCGGTGGAGGTTGAAGCTGATTATTGCCTTAGCCGCCAGATGCCGGTTTACCCACCAGCGCCTTAATCGCGCCGGTATCTTCCAGTACGCAGTCGAAGCGGTGGAAGGCCAGGAAGCCAGTCTGATCGTACTCTGCGTAACGCTCAACCAGCCGTTTCAGCGTCATGTAAGTGACGCGACGAACGATAAAGCGGTTAAAATCGCCGAAGTAGGCAAATTTGGCACCAGCCGCGATATCAGGAATAGCCTGGTCAACGACATACGGCACCTGCAGAACAGTAGCAGGTGCGCCACCGATAATGTTCGGTAACCAGAGCGGGCGGCCCTGTCCATCCTCCATTTCCTCCACCAGCTGCAACGTTGCATCGTTAAAGGCCCAGCGCACCTTTGGACCGTTACGGTATGCCGGGTCGACAGAGTGCTTCAGGGCGTTCAGCTCTTTCCAGGTAAAGGTGGTCGCGGCTGCGGTATTTTTGGTGCCAGTTACCGACGCAGCCAGCCCTTTAGGCTGCAGCGGGGTGCCGGTGCCGGTCCCTAATACCAGATACTTCGCTTCACCACGTCCGATGCGAGTGGCGATACGCGCGGCCAGGAATGCCTCGATATCTACGCCGCTGTCCTGGAGCAGTTCATTGGATACGCGAATGATTTTAGAGGACAGTTTTTTAGCCCCCAGCGTTGCACCGCCGAAAGACACGTCTTCTTCACTGGTTTCAGTGTTTTCGCCCAGCAGTTCACCTTCTTCAGTAGTACCGTCAGAGGTTGCCCAGTCAATGTCCTGGCCGTTGGCGGTATTCAGAATTTGCGCCACACTGGCAATTCCACCGTAATCTTTCAGTGCTTCGACGATCTTATTTCGGAACTGGGTTGGTACGGTGTAACCCCCTTTTTCATCCGGCGTCGTGCCCTGAGCACGCAGCTCCTTTAAAGCCTGGCGTTCTTCAGCGCTCATCTCGCCAAGACCACGGCGCAAAAACGCATTAAACGCCGCAGCACGGCGTTCGTTAGCCTGTGCTTCCGGGTTTGCTGAATCACGATTCTGCTGCTGGCGCTGTTCCGGCTCGTTTTCGTGGATATAGTCCTGATCCTGGCGGCGCAGTTCCTCTTCGCGTGCAATACGCTCATCAAGAGCGTCAAGCTCCGATTTTGCAGCGTTCCACTGAGTACGCTGCTCATCTGTCCAGGGTGTATCGCCAATTTTGTCATGCAGGGCACGCATATCTTTGGCGATGATGTTACGTTTTTGCTTCATTTCATGCAGTTTCATGATTTTTCCTTACGCGTTAAGAAGGGTCAGCAGGCGCTCACGCGCCATTCGTTGATTAATGGCGTTCTTTAGCGCACCGCTGTCGCGCGCCTCCTGCCAGGCTTTCATCGATCGGACGCCGGAGTCGGCCTCCTGATATGCGGGATAAGTCACCGGACTGACATCAAACAGCCGGGAAAACTTCGATATTTCACGAATAACGATCCCTTCATCGTCCTGGTACCAATTTTCACCGTCATGGGATACCCGGAAGGCAAAAGATGACTGGTTAATGTCACCGCGCATCATCGGCGCCAGCACCAGATCGCGGATAGTTTGCGTATCCGGCGCTGTAATGTCGTAACGCAGGCCGCGCTCATCGACAGACAGGGATAGCGTCCCGGCAGCGCTCCGTCCCAGAATAAAGTTGGGGTCATGGTTAAACAGCCCGCGAACATCATCATTCAGCACATCGTCAAATGCTCCGGGCTTGATGATTTCACGGAATCCCCACAGGGGTTCAGAACGGCTGTTGAACACCGAGCCATAGCCCAGAATGCGGGTAGGTTCATCGGTGCGTTGCTCGGCTCTGACCTCCCCGCTGTAACAGCGCGTTTCACGGTCATTCATTGGGCTTTTCCTCGTCGGTTTTAGGTGCCTTAAAATCGTCTGCGGGGTTCGCGGCGTTAACGCTCACCAGCATTTCATCCAGGCCATCTACCGGATTCATGTCTTCGAAGGCTCGCGCTTCATTGCGGCTCATCCAGCCATCAGTGATCGCAAAGTGGTAGAACTGAGCACGTTCCTGTGGGGTCCCGCGTAGCAGGCCTGTCAGGTTAAACCTGACGTAATACCCGGCGGCCAGTTCAGCACGGGTGAACAGGCGGCGATTGAGTTCCTGTTCCCAGTTCGTTACCCACGGCATGATCGTGTAGCGGACAAACTGAATGGCCTGTTGCGTAATATTTGAGAAAGTGGCTTTTTCGAGATCGTTAATCATGTGCGCCGGTACATTAAATATCCCGGCAATCATCGACCGATTCAGCTTCGACATATCAATGATCTGGGCATCAACCGGGGAAACGGTGAGCGCTTTGTAATCCAGCTCTGCCGGGAGAAGCATTGTTTTATTCTCCTGGCTGCGCAAAGCAGCTGTAGCTTTTTGCCACATGCTTTTTAAACGCCCCCAGCTTTCTTCATTCAGCTGGCTTTTCACCGAAATAATGCCAGCGGGTCGCGCATTACCGTTGAAGAATGAACTGGTATAAGCCTGCCCGCTCATCCCCATGCCTATCGTCTCGGCATGCTGCATGATTGGGCTAAGCCCCATTTTCTGGTTGTTACCCAGCGCCCGGATATGCACCATATCGTCGGGATTGACGGCAAACGCCCCCTCTTCGTTGTAAACGCCATAGGTATACCGACCACCCGTGTTAAGCAGTGTCGTTTCCCAGGGCATGCAGCATTCCAGCCCGGAAACTTCACCACGACGGGAACGCTTCACCCAGGTGTAACCATTCCCCCAGCCCAAAATATGACGCTGTTTTAACTCACGCCACTTATAGCTTGTCTGCCACATATTCGGCTCATCGTGAACCAGGTAAAACACAGGGTGATCGCGGGCAGCTTCAACCTTGTTATTGGTTTTCCGCATAACATGCAGTGGCATCTGAGCGATATTCGAAGAGATAACGTAAATACAGGCATACACCGCAGCCAGCTTCATCGCCGTTTGCGGGCTGACAAATACGTCTCGGGCAAACACGTTATCGGTTTCTGCCGATTCACTCGTGATCGGAGTAGCCGGGTTTTCCAGTGGTTCACTGCGAAAAAGAGCATCAAGCAGCATTATTCCCCCTCATTGCCGCTAACAGCGCATAAATGAGTAGCAGGGTTCCCGACATCATCAGAGACATCGCCAGCCCGAACTGGAGATAAACGCCTGCAGCAAGCGAACCGAACCCGGTAAGCCCGATAACATCAGTGATTAGAGTTTTCATAGAAGTAAAAGGTCTTCGTCAGGATCGATAGTGGACAGGAAGTCAACTTCACCACCACCGTTAACAAGCAGGCGACTCATCGCAATAAACATCGCGACAGGACCGTCAATTTTGTTTTCAGGCGTGGCCTTGTTGGGGAAAATATTCTCGTTTTTGTCTGGTTTGACGGTGACGTTTGACATCATCCATGTCATCACTGGATTGCCATCGTGATGAAAACGCCCGGCGTAAATTTTCGCCTCGACTTCCTTCATTGCTTCAGACAGGTTTTTAACCGTCTGAGGGACTTCAACAATTGGTACACCTTCAGCTGCTACCGACAAAGCAAACTGAGTGGCACTCCACGGGTCGTATGCAAACTCGTTCAGCGAGTCACCTCGCGCCCATTCGATCGTTTCCTCTTTAATTACTGCATGGTCAACGACATCGCCATCGGTAAACTCAAGGAATCCAGCGAGATTCCATTTTCTGTAAAGGTCCGCCTGCTGCTTGGAACAGGCTTCCAGCCGACCTTCAGGTATCCAGAATCTGGAGCGGACATAAACATCGCCATTTGGAGCAAGCCAGACTTTAACTGCAGCTGAAATATCAATTTTGTTGGAAAGGTCAACGCCGAGCCACATTGACCAGTTGGCCGAAGTGGAGTCGTCCCAGTCGTCACGGCATTTTTCCCAGCGCGCCATATCCATCCATGCTTTTTCACCTTGCACCCAGATATTGAGATGCTTGGTAAAAAAACCGACTCGAGCCGCTACCTGCTCTTTCGCCTTTTTTGCCAGGCGGCGCATATCGTCCCAACGCTTACATATCCCCAGGCCGGGATTTGCTTTCGGCCAGTTTGCCTCGTCGAAAGGATCGTCCCCCTCATCCAGGGTATAAATCAGCGCAAAATAGCTGTCATCCTTAATTGAAAGTGGGTCAGGGTTATCAAAGTTCTTCAGAACCTTGATTGCATAATCACGTTGCTCGTAGCAGATACCTTCTTTATTAAAACCCGCAGTAGTGATTGCAAAAATAAGGGACTGCAGGCGCGCCCCGGTCGCTGTTTCCAGAACTTCCCAGACGTCACGGGTTTTATGTGCGTGCAGCTCATCAACGATCCCGCAGTGAATATTAAGGCCGTCGAGGTTATTCGCATCACTGGCTACAGGTTCGAATTTTGAGCCCGTCCGCTCCTGGTGAATATTCAGCTTGTTACTACCAAACAAACGGCCCAGTGTTTTCGGAGCCAGCTTAATCATGCGCTTCGCATCATCAAACACGATGCGGGCCTGATCCCTGGTTGTTGCTGCGGAATAAACCTCAGAACCACCCTCACCGTCGGCACCAGTCATATAAAGCCCGATGCCAGACGAAAGCGTTGATTTTGCATTTTTACGCGCTACTTCGTCATAGGCGGTACGAAAGCGACGCACAAACATGGGGTCGCCATCGTCGTCAAGAATGCTCTCAAACGTTATTTCATCTATCAGCGGGACGACAAACCCGAAAAGGTTAATCAGGATGAAGGTGTGCCAGTCCATCAACTCGATCGGCTTGCCGGTCAAGTGCCCCTTCACATGGGGGACGAAGTTATAAAAATCGAGAACGTGCTGGGCGCGGCCTTCATCAAAATAAACACCGCGCTCCGGGCCGTGCTCTAAATCATGAAAGAACCGCTGGCACGCAAGACGCACCAGTTCGCCAGCAACGATATCGCCAGATACCACGCGCTCGGCGTAGCGGAATCCATCTGCAACGGTTGCCATTCATCATTTGCGCTTTTTAAGAAATTCTTCCAGTGGGTCGGCTTCTGCCGGGCCTTTTGCACCAACCTTTGATCGGCTGGCAGGTGTCATGCCGAATTCGCTCAGCATCGCTCTGATCCGTTTCCACGCATCAGCCTTCATGACTGCTGCAGGGTGCGGTTTTATCATTCTGATTTCCCGCTCCCCTCCTTCATCTGAATCATCTTCGCTGTAGACGGCATAGGTGTAACCTTCACGATCAAGCGTGTCGCAGTGATGCCGGTATTCAACATAGGCTTCTATCAACAACTCCAGCGCTTTAGCATCCAGCGTGGTCAACACGCCAACGGCATCAAGTTCATCACCAATACGTTTGAACCAGTACTTACCCTGTTTATCGAAATGTTTCGGTATTGGGGGGACCCCTGACGGGGGTTTTGGCTCGTTCTTATTGATCGGGCGCTTGGATGGGTTCCCCTTCACTAAAGCCAGATGTGTCGGGGTTTTCGGTGGTCCTGGCATAATCGAAAACTCCTATTAATCATTGGATGGGGGACCCCAAAAAAAAGTTTTCTAACCTGCGGCGGTGTGAAAAAAGGTTAGGCGGCGGTCCTTTGGGCCTTTGCCGTCAGGGATTTGACCCCGCCCCCCATCCGCCCCTTCAAATGAGAATAGATATCATTTGATGCGTTCGCGCCCGGTTTTCGTTCGATGGCAGGGCCAGCACAGGCTTTCGAGGTTCGAATCGTCATCGGTACCCCCATGAGCCTTGGCCTTGATGTGGTCAACCGTCTTTGCTGCGACAGCTCGCCCGCTGCGAAGGCAGTTCTGGCATAAATGGTTGTCGCGTTTCAGGATGCGCGCACGCCTGATATCCCACTGGCTACCGTAGCCACGCTCGTGGCGACTCTTTCCCTGTTGATGCTGTTGCCAGCCTTCATTACGGTGCTTCTCGCAGTAGCCTGAGCGGTCGGTGGTTGTGCCTGCGCATCCACGCTTACGGCATGCACGAGGAATTAATGCGGGCATGATTACGTCCTTATGAGATGAGCATTATCACAGGCACTCAATGAATGCCTGTTGTAATGCGACTAAAAAAGCCACCCGTGGGTGGCCTTTGTGATGGCGGCAAACTAAAAACTAGAAGTCGGCTACCAAGAAGTTGAGTAGTTAGGTTCCTTTTTAGACGCGTGAATAAACCCTCGAACCGCAGGCGGTGAAATCACATCCAACCCAACTTCCATGAAATGGCTTTCAGTTACAGTCTTTCCATCTTTAATGGTTTCGTTAACGAATCTGACACCCGTCGGATGGATTTCCACAAAAAAATTTCCGCCTTCGAAAAACTCGCAGCCAACTTCATAAATCTCACTTATCGTCATCATAGAAATCGGTACGCCTCATTCAACCTACAGGGGTTTCATCGTACCACTGGCAACCAGAAAACATGTAAAGGGAATTTTAAGCATTAGTAATGCGTCGCCCTTTTGCTTTCTGCGCCTCTAATATCGGCCTTATCCCGGTTACACTTCCCCAGCGCCGATAGCAGTCCTACGCCAAAACACAGGTGTACTCCTCCGCAATATGGTCCGGGTTGCGAAATGATTAAACATATTTAGATACACGATGTATTGTTTAGTCATTAGCTGTTCATTCAGCGCCCCGTTTACTTTTGGATATCCTCTTCGGGGTTTTTTATCACGCCGACCTCGCCGTGCAGGAACGGCAATGTAGCCCCGCTACTGACTCACTGCACGGTAGTAGGCCTGCCAACGGTATTTATCTAACCGCAGTTGGCGCAGGCATTGAGCGGTTTCGACGTCTGACTGCAGGTCTTCGTCGCTGTCTTTCCCTGCGTCACTTGCTTTGCACGGCGCCGTCATCAAATCCGGGGATGGCGTTGGCAGCGTCGATAGCTCGCTGGCGCAACTGCACAGCATCATCGTCAAACCGGCACACAGTACGATTCGGAGACTGGACATATTTCACCACGTCGCGGGTTATGGTTCGGTAGATGACCTTGCCCTCTTCTGTAGCGGCAGCGGCCTTTTGCTCTACCGGCTGGATAGTCTTTTCGGCTTTCTCTTTCTTCTTCGCCGCGAGGGCGTTGATATGGTCAGCGTGAGAATTCCAGCCAGAACGCCATGAGAAAAAGCAGGAAAGCAGCAGAATGACTATAGCGCTGATGATTGCGGTTAATCGGCTCATTTCTGGCCCCACTCGCAGACTTCACGCTCAATCTCGCGCCTGGTGATAAGTCCCTTCCACTGCTTGCCTCCGGCATACGTCCAGCGCTGCAGTTCCTTGCACGCGCCCGGCACATCTCCAGCATTCAGTTTCTTCAACAACGTGGAGCTGGCGAAAGCGCCAGAGCCAACGTTATAAGTGAATGAGTAAAGCGCGGCGCGGGTAGGATCAGGAATGCGGACTTTGATAAGCGGGTCAATTGCACTTGCCACCTTCCGCAGATCTGCCTTCAGCAGGTTGTCGCATTCCCTGTCGGTATAACGATGGCCGCGGCGAATATCGGTGCCAGTGTGACCATCACAAACAGTCCAGACGCCGACAACATCCTGATAGGCGTAATAACGCCTTCCTTCCAGGCCGTCAGCATTACCAAGCATGACGGAAGCAATGACTATCGCGCCAGAACCGCCGGCGATCGCACCAATCAGCTTATTCCTCAGCGTCGGGTTCATCTCGGCTCCTGCTACGTCGGTTGTCTTCGCGAATCTTGAAATACAAATTCGTCAGATACGTAAGTACGGCGATGACAATGCCCACCAGTACGCCGATGGCATTCCACTGCTCGGGGCTGTAGGCATTTAGCATGCCGTTAAGGATGCTCCCGGCTGAAGCGCCATAGGCAGCACCAGTGGTTATCTTTTCCATGCGATACATACTCTCACCTCGCGTTGTTAGCGGGTGCTGTGTGTGTTTGAAAGGGTCAGGCCCATCGGGCTGATTTAACAACGAGCTTTATCGATGATGATTCCCGTGAGCCTGAAATGAAAAAGGCCGCGCATAAGCGCAGCCTCAAATGATTTGTTCCTCAGCTTGCCGGGGAGACTTATTCATGGCGAAAAAAAGCCCGCTCAGAGGGGCGGGCAGAAGGTAGGCAATACTGATTCTTCAACGGTTCGAGGCGCACCTAATAGTCCGAGCTACCGATTTACCAGGAGAGCGCTCGTTTTCCGTTACTACCTTTTAAACATAGCTGGAGAAGCCGAAACGGCAACCCCACTACCAAATAGCTTAGTAGCATTGTATGGTGCCGGGTGCCTCCCGGTGAGCATGCCCCAGTCGGCATGGCCCGCGCTGCATTTACAGGTTCTGTAACTGACTGGTCGCCCCTCCGCATAGGGGGATTCACCACACCAGAAATTTAACATTCAGTCTTTCAGGTTTCAATACTCTGCTTGCCTGAGGTATCGCCCAGCCTGATGTTATCAGCGCGTAGCGGCTTGTTTTTCTCTTTGATAAAATTGATTCGCAAATGATTAAAACATCAACTGGTGAAAATATGAGTAAGTACTCAGACCTTTTACAGGTAATCAAGTCACGGGTTTGCCAAAATAACAACTTCCCCCAAACATTACTGGCAGACTCACACAGTTACAGAGCCAGGCAGGTTTGGTACCGAATAGGACAAATATTCACTCTTGAATGTATTCTCGATGAGTACAGGAAACATTTTTCATCGGATTATTATTATCTTGATAACGATAAGGCTCTTCATCACCTTATCTTCGAAATGACCAAGTGGAAACCTGAAGAGATTAGAAGACTCTCGCTAAACGACTGTCTCTTTATCATTGCCAGTCAACTAAAGCCCAGTTATATGTCAGAAGATGCTGCCGCTGTCCTGGCGTCACTCAATCTGCCGACTGGCCACTATCCTGTTGAGGATTTTCCACAAGAGGACTGGGATCCCAGGGAAAACTCAGCATTCCTTCAAAGCTACCAGTAGCGACTCGCCCAATCTCCGCAGAGATCTGACTCAACCGCTCCTCAAGAGCGGCTTTTTCTGCTATCAGACGGTTGAAGTGGGCAAGATAGATTTTCTGTTGCCCAAGCCAGTCTTCAAGCTGTTGAGTGGTCATGCCCGGGTTAAAAAAATATGGTTGCTGCATAGCTTCCCCTAGATAAGTTACGCATTGTGATTGGGATTCGCTTCAGACGCTGGCCCCTCTGCCGTTCTGGTGCTGGTTGACGGAATCGAACCGCTGACATCCTGCTTACAAGGCAGGCGCTCTACCTTCTGAGCTAAACCAGCAATCTGGTTCAGGGCTCTGCGCAGAGGGCTTTAACGTATCGTGCAGCACGTCTCTACCCAAGAGCCCTGACCGGAGTGCAGAAATGACAAAGCCCAAGGGGGTTAGCCTTGGGCCTTTAATTTATTTCATGCTGCTCAGTTCGCTTTAACGTCCCGAGCCTATCACAATTCAAGCAGTTTCTGGCTCACTTTGCAAGTAAAATCTGGCGCCATTTGTGCCGAATGCGTCACACATTGGTGCGTACAGCATCGATTCTGCCAAACTAAGCCACGTATCAACTCTGCGTCTACAGGTCATAAAGCACCAGTCGGGATGCTTTTCATAGAGCTCTTCCGCTATGCGGCGTTTGCTCTTCCGTAACCGGTAATGCTCCACCAGCAGGTGATACAGCTCTTTGTGACCACCTGTAATAAGGACTGCCCCCAGTACCTTATCAATCAGCAGTCCTTCATCGTCTGTACAGAAGGCCAGGCCGCTTTTGTTTTTCCCCGCGAGTATTTCACGAAAAAACGCCTCAAGCTCAGGCTTCGAGATGCCAGACTTCTTCATCCGGCGTAATGCTTCGTTGATGGCTGTTTTAGTGACTTTCCCGGAAGCCAGCAACTGGTTAAACATATTGCCGCCACTACCGCCGCCGATGTAGGACCAGCGGCCCCACATGCGCAGCTTCCCCTGAATCCAGATGGCCTCCAGCGTTTTCAGCCTGACCATTTCACCAGCTTTTCCAACCTCGGACGGGTTAATCATTATGCGTTCTCCACTATGCCAGCACGCCAATTGCCAGCGAACGATCCAGAAATCGAAACAGCAGCTCCAGCTGTGAGCCGTGCTTCTCCTCAAATGCCACGGTGTCAGCGTGCAACTCGTCGTGATGCGCTCTGCAAAGCGGCAACACAAACAGGTCATGCGCTTTTGTTCCCATTCCACCTTGTCCGTGGCCTATCAGGTGATGGGGATCATCTGCTTGTTTGTTACAGCAGACACACTGCTGAGACTTAACCCAGCGCGTCCAGCTCTCGTTTACCCAGCGGCGGCGCTTTGGTCGCAGCATGAATGATTCCGGCGTTTCAGGATCTACGCGAAGACCGAGAACCTTTTTCTGCACCACTTCGCTCGCCGCTGGCTCCGGCACAATATCGCTCTCCTTCATCACCGGCTGATGCTTTATTTCCGGCAATCGCAGGGCTTTCCGGGCCAGCGATTCAGGGATGACGTGCGCCAGATTGTTTATTACCAGCCACCAACACAACTCGGGGATAGTCAGTTGATGGCCTTCGTTGAACCCCAGCTGTGAGCGGATAACCGTTATCAGCCAGGATACCAGGTTCTCACGCGCAATGCCTGCCAGCGTCTCTGTGTACTGATCACGCAGCAGGTTATCGCAGGCCCAGCAAAGGCGGATGCTGCCAGGCTCATGCCGGAACAGCGTAAAATTTTCGCTGTGCCACGAACCGTGCGGGTACTGGCATTCAAAACGACGCTCCAGCTCGGCCTCCAGCGAGCTAATACCACCCGCGCGCAGAATGACGTCTTTGTTTTCGAATACAGGTATCAAAACCGGGTCTTCTGCCAGTGGCTGCGTGGCGGGAGGGATGGCGCCGGTTGCGTAGTCGCTGTATTTTTCCGGTGCAGGCTCAATCAGTACCCGTCCTCTCCTGAACATCGGCATGAGATCAGCGCCTGGGCGAAGAAGAACAACGCCCATGCGTGGGGCAATCTCAGGGGTTAATAGTGCTCTCATATCATCTCCACGTCAGGCAGCTGCACGAAAACGTCGGATGGTGATTTCTACTTTCCCTTTCTTCACGATGTTCCCCCACTCCACCAGCATGCGCTTAACCTGACTGTCGTCTTCCCAGACGCCTGTTAGAGTCAGGGCATCGAACAGCGCTTTGTTGTAGTTATCGATATCCCGACGGCGCTGATCCGGCGGATACAACACTATGTGAACCTCGGCCAGATCAGAGGATGGCCGGGGAACGGCCCGCAGTTGCTCAATAATCGCCGCTCTCGCTGCCTGCTGGAACTTGCGCCCTGTCTCGCTTACCAGATGCCTGCCTTTCAGCGGTCCCTTGCTCGGGGCGCGCCAGTAACTATTTACGCTCGGTGGAAATGGTAAAGTCAGTTTCATTTAGCCCCCTTAAAGGATCGCTACAACGTCTTTTGCGACTTCCCGCGTACTGCTTTTGCAGGAGATCGAACGGCGCGCATTGATGAATTGCAGGTTAAAACCATGCTCCCGGTACAGGTCGAGAACCTTCGGTGCGGATGAGTTAGAAATCACTACCCGAGCGCCACGGTGAAAGGCAGATACGCATTGCTTCGCCAGGTCCACCTGGTTCTCCCAGCTAAAACCACCAGCGGCATAGGCGGTGAATCCGGTTGTTCCCGGCATCGGTTCGTAAGGCGGATCGCAGTAAACCACATTCCCTTTCCCGGCCAGGCTGATAGTTCGGCGGTAGTCAGCGGTCATGAATACGCAGTTATGCGCCATAGCCGCGAAGGCTTTCATCTCATCCATCGGGTAATACGGGGCCTTGTAGCCTCCCCAGCCCACATTGAACTTGTTCGCCTGGTTGTAGCGCATCAGGCCATTGAAGCAATGCCGGTTGAGATACAGGAATGCAGCTGCGCGTTCAGTAGCATCCAGCGTCTGAGCGTTGAACTCGAAACGGATCAGCTCATAACCATCTGGTGACCGCATGTGCTCGAACATCCAGCGGGCCTTCAATTCCACTTCATCCGGCACCACCGCTAACATCTGATACAGATTAATCAGGTCCGGATTAACGTCCGCCAGCAGGTAATCTGCGTGCTTTTCGCTGTTCAGGAATACCGACCCACCACCAACGAATGGCTCTATCAGGCGTTTCCCTGCCGGGATATGCACGAACAGGTCAGCCAGCTGGGTATACTTTCCACCAGCCCATTTCAGAAATGGCTTGCTCATGTGCGGAACCCCGAGTTTTCTGGCAATGAGTAATCAACCCCGTCGAAGCTGGCTCGCGAAATGGACGACTCCTGGCGGGAGCTATTGAGTGGAGCAGATAGTTTTAACGACAGCTCATCCCATTTTTCCCGAAGCTTCGACGGGCTGAGTACGTTTTTACACCAGAACGAATCTTTGTTGGCGCGCTTGAACAGTGAGCAAATTTGTTTATGGGTTCTCCCGTCCTGCATCACCATCAGGCGAACCTCATTCGCCCATGCGGTCCAGTTTGGTTCTTTAGGGCGAACAACCTCACCATCGCTTTCAGCAGCCAACAAAGATTCGTTCTGGTGTA